AACTCCTGAAGATTATTTAGAACCTAAACCAAATCCAGAACCGCGTGAGACTGTGGAAGTTCTTTCCGCAAACTTGCGCATTCTTGGATCATTGTCTTTCATGAAACTGTTGTCAACAGAGTCCATCTGATCTTGAGATTGTTTTAGATAATACTCATCGTAAGCGCGGATGTTCTCAATAGTGTTTTTACACAAAATCAAGCCACCAATTTCCACGTTACCTTCAGCATTACCCGCAATCATAAGCTCGGGATGATCTACTGCTTTTACTGGTTCCCAGCCATCACGTCTCATACGAGACATTCTTGTATGGTCTGCGATACCTAGTACATGTGTCATTACATATCTGAAACCGTACCCGGGTTCGGGAGTTGGATCAGGTAATGCACTCGCGGGTTTGTATTCCACACGTCCTGTTTTTTCGCGTGTATGTAAATCACGGTTAACTTTTGTATCTGCCATTTTAATTCTCCAGTTTTGCCACTTGCGCAGCGTATTGTTGAGGGGTCAATCCAAACTTCTTAGCCAAATTCATTTGGGTAGTCGTAAGTTTTACTTTTCCTGCAGCCGTTGAACGTGAAGCAGGTGCAACAACACTAGAGGGTCGTCTGGCTTCTACAGGTTTTCTCTCGGGTTCACCAAATACTTCTGGGAACTTCGAGTGTACGCGAGCATCAATTTGCTCGAAATATTCATCAGAGCGTGGGTCAAGACCCCCGGTAACTAGTTTTTGATGCAGCCCTAGTGCATAGCTGGTAACTTCTTCAAACCCTTGCGAACCAAACCACTGGTTTTTTGCCTGCCAGCGCAGTGACTTTTCGTCTGGTTGAACGGATTGAGTTTGTCTAGGTTGTGTTTGTACCTCATTATTCTCTTCTTGTAAAGAGGGTACTCGGTAATTTTTAACTTTATCCAACTGCATTTTGGCATCAGTTAGTCTTTCCTGAGCTGCAATGATGGCATCCGTGTCGTATGCTTCTTGCGCTTCTTTGTATTGACGTCTTGCCATTGCAAGATCCGCTTCAGCCTTTTCTTTGGCGGCATGGACAAATGCCCCCTGACCGACGTTAACAGTTTTCTTGAGGCTTTTGTTTTCCTCCATCAACTGCTGTGCAAGGCGCTCAAGTTCTTGTTTCTCCCGCATGACAGTTTCTTTAGAACGACGCTCATCATGTCTAGCATGCGTTAGTTCTTTGATCCTGTGTTTGACTTTATCGGAATAGTTTTCAATTTCTTCATCCGTAGGGTCTTCCACTTCACGACTCAAAGGCACACGGCCCCGGTCATTTTCGGGTGTGTCATCAATAACTTCAATCTCAATTTCAGGACTTTCCGTCCTGACGTCAACTGCAGTATTTATTTCATCAGGGAACTTGTATTGTTCAGCCATGTTTTACTCCATTAAGCGCGGGAAATCCCACGAGGGTCTTGCACAACAGCGTCGATTTGATCGTCGTTTAACAGACGAAACTCTTTGCCAAATATTTTAAAACGCGTACCAGAATAGGTACGACAGAGCACGAAGTCTCCGGGTTTGCACCAAGCGCCACTAGGGAACTTGGCTTTGTCAGCGTACGCCTCTGGCCCAACCTTTAGCACGAACAGCACAGTGGTTGCGTGTTGTTCTTGAGCCGCGTATTGGGAAGGACGCACTAAATCCAACTCAGTTCCATCAATCTTGTCAGAGATATCAGGCACACCGCAGAGGATGTGAAACCCCGTTGGTTCAGGAAGTACCGTGGCTTTTTCTTCCGGTGTTGCTTCCACAGGGGGAGCAGACAACGGTTCAATGCCGGGAGGTAAGATTAAATCACTCATCGTCTTCTTCACTTTCTTTCAGCAGGTCAAGGATATAACGCTCTGCAATGGCTAGACCTGAAATAACACCACAGAGTTTTTGGTACTCATCAAAAGTGCGACAGCCCCCTCCCGCCATGTCATCGGCGTAGTTGTTCATGTCAGCGCGTAATTTTTCGCGCAATACGCGTGCGAAGTCTTGAATCATTTGTTAGCTTTCGGCGGGGTTTCATCCCGTTTAAATTGTTGAATGTGTTGAAGAGCTGCTTGACGTTTTTGCAAGTCTAGTTCTTGCCTGTGTTTGGCTATGTCGACCCCTGTCTGTACACCTGCCAAATTTTCTTGCGATGCCGTTCTGTGCTTGTCGCCTTGAACTTGCACGCCAATTTTCATCGCATCTATGTTTAACTGCCCGCCAATCTTGTCTTGGTCGAGTTGGAGTCTTGCCGCCGCAAGCGCCGCATCCATCTTTTGTTTTTCTTGTTTGAGTTGCAACTCGCCTTGACGGATAGCCAAGTCTTGCTGTTGCATTTGAACAACAGGATCTTGCTGTTGTTGCATTGCCTGCTGTTGTGCAGCGGCCGCTTGACCTTGTTGCATAACTTGGGTTGCCGCTTGTGCCATGAGGTTTGACAGCGCATACTCGGCTTCGGGTGGCAACTTCTCGTCTTCTGGCGGTAGCGCCATACCCAACTGCATCTCCACTTGTTGACGGAACATATATCCAACGTGCTCCGCAATATGCGCCTGCAACGCGGCCATGATGGCTTGGACTTGTGGGTTTTGACCGATCATCATCATAATCATCGGGTCATTGATCATGGCGTTGTGCACTGCCATATGCGACTGATGGTCTTGGTACTGGAATGCTTTTAAAGGTTTACCTTTAAGTACCATTTGGTTCTCGGATACAGGATCTATAGGTTTCTGATCGTCTGGCAGGGGCACCAATTTGTTTGCGTGTTTGATACCCAACACATCCAGCATAGACCTGTGCAACTGGGGCAAGTCATAGATTTGCGGTGCCATCTGCGCCATCTGCATCACGGCTTGGTACTGTACTACGCGTTGCGATAGTGTTGCCGCATTGGGATCAGAGACAGGGATAACGTCTACCTTGTCGTAGTCTGAGTGCTTGGACTTGCGACCGCCAAACTCTGGATCGTAGGTATAGTCTGGCTCGGTGTAGTCCCGAATTAGGTTCTTTAATAGCTTTAGCTCTTGCTTTAATGCAAAGTGTACGCGGGCTTGAACTGCCGTTAGTACTTTTAGCTGGCGCTCAAGAAGAGCTAAAGTCGTTCCGACTGGGGCTTGCGCGTTCATGTCAGACACCTGCATGTCCGCTGTTGCGGCGAAGCGACGCCCCTCGTCGACAATCTGATTCATCAGATTGAATAGTACGTTGCTTGGCTCCTTGTATGGGAGCGGTAGGATTGAGTCTCTTATGTTCCCAGAGGCAACGTCGACGTCTCTAAATTCGCCCGGAGCAATAGGTGTGTCATCACCTTTAATGCGTAGTCCCCGTGACTTGAGGCCGCCCGGTAGATTGGATAGAGTTCCTGCATCGACGAGCTGACGCATAATGCTGGTGGCAGACTTCGCGAAACCCCCGATGAGATGGAATAGACCAAACCCGTAAGCGCCGAAGCCGGGGATGTATTGGTAGTGGACAAAGTGTTGTCGTTTGAGTCTGAGTACATCGCCATCCTTCCAGTTGCGTCTGATTGAGAGAATAGTGTTCGTGTCTTTAATTAATGTGACAACGTACGGGTACATGATCCCCGTCTCTTCTCCGTCCTCATCAACTTCTTGGAAGCCGTCCAAATCCAAGTCAACGTGGCACTCATATAGCGTGTAGCGGTCATCGTTCAGGTCGCTGAACCCGGTCTCCCTATCCTTGGCCATCTTGATGTCATCGCGCTGGCGCTGGGGATCGGGCAGCTCCACATCCATGTAGAAACCTGCCATTTGCAGTTTCAAAATGTCATTCTTTGTTTTACGCATGACGTGGGTCACGCGATGGCAGGTGTCCATATCTGTTGCGCCGTATGGAAGAATGATGTCTTCTGCTGGCACAAACATCGACACTTGACGCCCCAAGTTGGGGTCAAAGTACACTTTCTTAAATGCAGAACCCGTGGCAGGCAACGACCAAAGCATGCGCTCATGCTCGGGACGGAACTCTTTCATCTCTTCCGTCAACTCGTAATTCATGTCATCTTGCACGTTTATTGCTATCTCGCGGTTCTCAGGTGTTTCTTTACCCACGATTTTTGTAAGCACAGGCCCTTGGGCCGGGAACGTCTCGGTGATCATCTCCGCTTGGAAGCGCACAACGGCTTCTGTGATCATGGGGTGGAACACACCACAAGCGCCGTCCCAAGGTTCTGTGCGCTCCTCCATGTGCAGACCCAACAGCTTTAAGCCTTCTGTGTATGCTTTTTCCCAGTCCTTGCGGGAGCCGCGATCATTCTCAATGTCGTGACCTAAATCCCCAGCCAACGTTTCCAATGCACTATAGCTAACGTATTCGGCCAAGTTGTCATTAAAGTCCTCTTCGCCTTGCGTGGGTTCTTTGGGGTGGATGTCAATCTCAATCTCCACATCGGGCTCAAGGTGCACGTCCATACCCTCGCCGTCATCGGTTGAATTGTGTATCCCTTCGGGCGCTTGGTATAGCGCTTTGTCAAAACTACTTGTTGCCATGATGTTCCTTAATAGTAAGCTGCTGTTCTGCGACGCCAGTACACGGGATCGCCCTTGTCATCTGAGTCTAACGAAATAAACCCGCCTTGTCTAAATCTCAATAACGCTTGTGAGGTAGTATCGACGTAGTCATCGTTCTCGCCGACTGGGAAAGCCGCAACCTCTTCAATCACTTCTCGTGCCCATCTTGTGTCGGGAGCCCAGACCATACCGCTTGAAAACAAATCCGACACAGCACTCAAGCGCACCATCTTATCATTGCCCCTGCTGGGAGAAAACTCCTGCACTGGTATCCCCATTGCTTTTAGCTCTTGGATGAGCGGAGCTCCCGCGGCTTTCTTTTCCACAATGAACGCATCGGGTTGCCATTCTTTCCAGTGTTTAAGCGCTACGGCCTTGAGTTCAGGAAACGCCATTCTATCTTTGAAAGCATCGAGCAAAATGATCTGCGCTTGGTTTCCGTCTTCCTCATTGTAGAAAACGCCCCATGTGGTGCATGCACTGAAGTCAGAATTGTTCTTTACCTCGTACGCCGTATCCCAAGACTGAATGACATACTCACATGGCGGAGGGTCATCCATCGGCCAAATTCTCCATTGCTTTCTGGATATGATGGCGCTTGTGTCTGAGGTAGGCTGCTGCATGTACTGGGCGTTCCAGTACCTTGGATCCAATGACGCTTTGATTTTCTTTAGCGCATCCAGTGGCCACTGCTCTGGCCAAAGCGACTTCTCATCTTCCGCGCCTTCGTTCAGTATGGGGGGCAACTCCACAATCTCCCAAGGCATTGCTTCAGGGTTGCGTGTTTGGTACTCAATCAGTTTGCCCGTCAAGTCCAGTAAAGACCACCGCGTCATAATCACTATGATCGCACCGCCCGGCATCAGACGCTGCAACGGGCCCGTTTGAAACCAAGACCATGCCGTATCAAACGCCAGTCGGCTGTTTGTCTTTACATCTTGTTCTGAGTGAGGGTCGTCAATAACAAAAAGATCAGCGCCCCTACCAGCGAGAGCACCGCCAACTCCTGCGGCGTAGTACTGGCCTCCCGCCGATGTAGACCACTTGCCAGCCGCCTTCTGATCCTCCGCAATCTGTGTGCTAGGGAAAATTTCATGGTATTCCTCTGATTCAATTAAGTTACGTACACGCCTACCAAAGTCTTCTGACAAGCCCGCCGTGTGCGT